GTATATACTTAACCGTGTAAGGGGGGTGTGATGTGATGGCAGCAGTAACAGCAAATACCTTGCGCAAAGATTTAATTGGGCAGTTAAAAAGCAAAGGTGCGGTAGAACGATTTTATGTTGATCTGGTTGATCAATATATATTTTTTTGGTCTACCACCAAGCGCCTACAAAAAGATATTGAGGACCGAGGCGTCTCAGTGTCTTACGACAATGGCGGCGGGCAAAAAGGGGCCAAAAAGAATGACAGTATTGCAGAGTTGGTTAAAGTAAACGCCCAAATGATTAAAATTTTAGACAAACTAAAAATACAAGCGCCGGAAGCTAAGCTTGAAGATGACGAGCCGTCACTCAACCTTGTCTGAGCGCAGGGCCAACTATGGCCCGCAAATAAATGAGTACATGGACATGGTCTACAATGGCGATGTGCTCACAAACGAACATATAAAAAAACTCATGCCGTATGTGGAAAGCAGGCTTGAGCCGGATTATGTTTATATCGATCAAAAATCCATAAACTTGGCCGTGAAGCTAGTAGAGAAATACTTTGCTTTGCGGCTTTTTGAGTGGGAAAAATTTGCTCTCGCCTTGCTCCACGCTTACGACACGAGAGACGACACCGTGCTATTCCCCGTCCTGCTTATTATGGTAGGACGCGGGAACGGCAAGAACGGCTTTATTAGTATGTTGGTTTGGTACTTAACGACTCACTATCACGGCATCAAAGAATATAACGTTGACATTATCGCCAACGCAGAGGAGCAAGCCAAGACATCCTTTGACGATATCCTTTATATGCTGGAAGAAAACTGGAAGACGCATGATGATGTACCGGGATTAAACAAGCTTTTTTATAAGTCAAAGGTCATGATTAAATCCTTGCAGACCAACTCGACCATCAAATACAACACGTCAAATGCCCACACCAAAGACGGTAAGCGGTCCGCCTGCCTGGTCTTTGACGAGATCCATGAATACGAAAACTTTAGCCTGATCAACGTTTTTACCTCAGCTTTTGGTAAAAAGCAGCACTCTAGGCAGCTCTATATCACAACCAATGGCTATGTGCGTGACGGCGTGCTGGATAAAATGCTTGTCATTGCCAAAGATGTCTTAAATGGTGAGGGCGATGATCTCGGCATGCTACCTATGCTGTATAGCCTAGATGATCGCAAAGAGGTGACAGATAAGGATGCATGGGTTAAAGCCAATCCCTCTCTGCCCTATCTGCCCATCCTCAAAAAAGAGATGGAGAAAGAGTACGCTTGGATGCGCAAAATACCGTCTAAAGCGACCGAGTTTTACACCAAGCGGATGAACCTTCCGGCGGTGGATGCCTATACAGCTGTAGCCACAAAAGAGCAGATAGACGCTACCAATCGAGAGATACCCCTTGATGACCTTGTCGGCTGCGAGTGTATCGGAGCAGTCGACTATGCCAGTGTATATGACTTTGCGTCGGTTGGCTTGCTGTTTAAAAAAGACGGCCTTTACTATTGGCTTGAGCACAGCTTCGTTTGCGAAAAAACACTGGAACCTGGCCGGACAGAGATTAAGTTCCCGGTCCGTGAGATGGCTCAAGCCGGGCACCTGACAATCGTAAAAGACGACAGTATTAAAGCGGACTATATAGCCGATTGGTTTTTATATATGGCTGAGAAATATAACATCGTTGATATAAGAGCGGACAGGTACCGCATCAGCTTGTTGCGGTCCGCTTTCGAGGAAACGGGACTCCCCCTCACAAAAGTGGCAGTAGGGGCCAGGACTCATAACGAGGTTGCTCCAATTATTGACACCCTGTTTGCCCAGCACCAGCTGGTGTGGGGAGATAACCCGGTTATGCGGTGGTACACCTATAACGTCTACCAAGACCGGGATAAAAAAGGCAACATCGAATACAAAAAAATAGAGCCGGAAGCCCGAAAGACTGACGGCTTTTTTGCTCTTATCCACGCATTGACCGGCGAAGCTCAAATTGAAGACGTCTCGCATATCGACAGTATTGATATGGCCCCGCTATTTTTTTAGGAGGTGATCACTATAGCTATTGATTTTAAGCGCTGGTTGGCACAAAAAATCATCGGTGGCGACTCTCTCTCTCCCGTGGAGATAAGCTGCCTGCCGTCTGAAGTCAACCTCGCCTATAGGGCGTTTGCCCTTAACTTGTGCATTAACCACATCGCCCAAACCTTGTCCCTTGGCGAGTTCTTAACCTTTGAAAAGGGCAAAGAGGTTCGCGGAGACCTTTATTACTTACTTAACGTATCCCCGAACCAAAACCGGAATGCAACGCATTTTTGGCGCGAGGTCGTTGAGCGGCTGGTCTACCATGACGAGGCGCTAATCTATCATGATGTACGGGCCATTACGCAAAATGGAGAGCCTAAGGACCGGTTCTTTTTGGCCCGCAGTTATGATAGGCAAGACTACGCCATGATAGATAACCGTTACTCCGAAGTCGACGTAGGAACACGAGATGCACCGTATATTTTGCGTGAAAAGTACATCGAAGAGAGAGACGTACTGGTGCTCAGATGGCACAATCATCGCTTGCATGAATACATGAACAATATGTATCAAGATCTAGGCAAATTGATATCATCGAGTACCGCCAACTATGAAAAGAACGCATCCGTTAAAGGCATCCTAAGCATTGGGACAGACTTTAGTAAGCGGCCTGACGCCCAGGAAAAGTTGCAAGAGCTCATGGACCGCCACACGAAAGCCTTTTTTAAGTCTCAGGGGTCGGCGCTACTCCCCCTCACCAAAGGTTTAGAGTTCCAAGAGCTGTCCGGCTCGAGTACCGGACAGTCAAGCTCGAACATGGCCAGAGAGCCTAGAGGGTTTGTTGATGACGTGCTGGATCTGACGGCCATGACTTTTGGCATACCGCCATCTTTACTAAAATCCGATTTTGCCGATTTAGATAACGTCGTCAAACAGTATCTAACCTTTTGCATAAATCCAATAGCAGAGATGATTACCGACGAGATCAACCGCAAGCTATATACAAAAAATGAGTACCTATCGCACACTTACGCAAAGCTAGATACGACCTGCATCCGCGCCGTAGATATAAAAGATATCGCATCGAGCTTGGATATCTTAACGCGCATCGGAGCAAACACTATTGATGACAGTCTTAGAGCCTTGGGCCGTGAGCCACGCGGTGACGACATCGGCACACAACGCTTTATGACGAAGAACTATGCACCTGTTGAAGACGTGATCGAACAGAAAGGAGGCCTGTCTAATGGAGATGAACAAGACACCAGTAGCTAATCGGCTTGGAGGTGATCCGCATATCTCCCCGGCACAGGGTAAAGTGCCGCAGTTTAAAATGGGCGTCAAAGAGTCAGACAGAGACAGCGTCGAAATTTACATGTATGGAGTGGTGGGGCAGTCCTGGTACGACTACTGGACCGATGAATACCACGAAGGAAACACGACAGACTACTTTAAGCGGGTCCTTTTTGAGGAGCACCCTGATGCAAAAGCAATTACTCTCTACGTGAACTCGGAGGGGGGAGACGTTTTTGAGGGTACAGCTATGGCTAATATGCTTAGACGCCATCCGGCGCAAGTTACCGCCGTAATCGATGGCTTTGCTTGTAGTATTGCCTCTGTCATTACGGTTGCAGCGGACACAGTCAAGATGCCGCGCAACGCAATGATGATGATCCATAACATGTGGACCGTGGCTATCGGCAATGCTCAAGACTTGCGAGCTGTGGCGGACGACATGGACAAGATGATGGAGAGCAATAGGACAATCTATCTCGACAAAGCAGGGGATAAGCTAGATCCAGAACAGCTAAAACAAATGCTGGACGACGAAACCTGGCTGTCCGCCGAGGAATGTCTGGAGTATGGCCTATGCGATGAGATCCTCGAACAAGCTAAAACCGAACCCGACTCGGAGCGCATAGAGCAAAACGTATCTCAACGTTATGAGCGCATCCAGGCCATGCAAAAAGCACGCTATGAGTCTCTGCCAAAAGTAGAGGCGGAGCCGGATCCGGAAGCGGAGCCAGAACCAGAACCGGATCCGATTGAACCATATAATTACCTGAGCAGATTTACGAAGGGAGATAAATAATGAAAATCAACGAAAACAAACTTAAAGAGCAATTGGTATCTGCTGAAACACCTGAACAAATGGCTGATGCCATCGACGGCGAAATGCAAGCCTTCGCAGAACAACTGCAAAAGCAAATTATCCAGGAAGCCCAAGTCTATGGCAATGATGCTCAAGTCCTCGCTGCCCGTGGCGTTCGTCAGCTGACCACGGAAGAAAAAGAATATTATCAAAAATTTATCGAGGCAGCTAAGTCTCCAAACTTTAAACAAGCCTTAACCAACCTTGATGTGGTCATGCCTAAAACCATTATTACAGCTGTTTTTGATGATCTGACCCGGGAACATCCGCTTCTCAATTGGATTGATTTTCAGGGTACCGATGGTGCTGTCGAGTTTATCTATAACAAAAGCGGTGTTCAAATCGCTAAGTGGGGTAAGCTTTGCTCCACCATTGATAAAGAGTTAGACGGGTCTTTTGCCAAGATCGATACGACCTTAAATAAGCTGTCTGCCTTTATCCCGGTATGTAAAGCCATGTTAGACCTTGGGCCTGAATGGCTAGACCGCTACGTTCGGACTATTTTAGGCGAGGCAATCTCTGAAGGGCTGGAAAAAGCCATTGTAGCCGGGACCGGTAAAGACGAGCCTATCGGTATGTTGCGCCAAGTCGGTGATGACGTAACCGTGACTGGTGGAGAATACCCCGAAAAGAAAACTACCAAGGTTACCGCTTTCGATGTGGAGACTTACGGAAAACTTCTCTCTGCCCTCTCGGCATCTCCGACAGTCGAAGGTCATGCGCGGGTTATTACAGAAGTTGGCTTAATTTGTAATCCGACGGATTATTATAGCAAAATCTTGCCGGCAACAACTTTCCAGGTTGTGGGGACTGGTGCTTACGCTCGTGATATTTTCCCCTTCCCGACGACTGTTATCCAGTCTCCGTATGTCCCACAAGGTAAGGCCATTATCGCCATGCGGGGACGCTATTTCTTTGGCCTGGGGACCGGGCGCTCCGGCAACATTGAATTTTCCGACGAGTACCGTTTCCTGGAAGATGAGAGAGTCTACATCACTAAGTTGTACGGCAACGGTATGCCTAAGGACAACAACGCCTTCCAGGTGATTGATATTTCCGGCTTAAAACCGACCTACCCGACTGTCAATACGATCTCTACTAGCGCTACAACGGCCTAATGGATACCTACAGGGAGCAAGCTGATGCGCTACTGTCTGACTTAAAAATGACTTTGCGCATCGAGATTGATGACGACGATACTAACTTGCTAGCAATGCTGACTCGATCGATGTCTCGGTTAAATACCCTAGCAGGTACGCAAGTGGACTATGTAGAGGACTTAGAGGCGCGAGAGCTCTTGTTTAATCGCATCCGCTATGACTACAACTCCGCCCTTGAGTATTGGGACGACAACTTTAGCCAGCCGATCCTAGCTTTTACTTTAAGATATGGGGTGAGTGCCCTGTGATAAGCAAAAACCAAAGGATGAGAGACACGAACCTAGCTTTAAACCATCGCGCCGAAGTTTGGCGCGAGGTTGAGGCGGGGCGTGACAGCCATAGGGAAAAACGGTTTGAACCACAATTGGTGTCTAAAGTTTGGGCAAGCATTATACCAATTCGCGGTGCTGAATACCGGAACAATTTGCAAATTTATCAAGCACAAACTTATACGGTAACACTACGATATAAAAAACAGTTGGACCCAACGTATTGGCTTATTTTTAAAGGGAAGAAGCTAGATATTGAATCAGTAGTAGATATGCAGTCGCGAACGATGTATCAGCAACTGTTATGCACAGAGAGGATTGATACCGATGGGCGTGGAAATGTCGATCGAGGGGATAGCGAAATTTACTGATGAACTTGAGTTGATACAACGGAAGATGCCAGATAAAGCTATTGTGGTTATTGACAGACAAGCAAACCGCATCGTTCGAGAATATCGAAAGATGGTCAAGCCTATTCGGCGTACCGGTAATCTATCTAGACGGATGCGGCCGAAGAAAGCTCATCCGGATGGCCATGACTGGGTTGGTGGGGTTAAAAGTTATGCCCCACACTTTCATTTGGTTGAATACGGGCACCGAATGGTGCCGCGCGGCGCGTCAGGTCAGCGCAAGAAAAAAAGTGAAAAAGAAATACAGCGGCAATCTAAAAAATTTGTACGCGGGAAATATTATCTAAAAAAATCTTGTGGTTTGAGTGAACGCTTATTTACCAAGGACATCGATAAAATGATTGAAGAAGGGATGGATGTGCTATCGCGATAACCATTCAAAAAATACACAAAAGGATAGCTGAAATCCTTGAAGAAATCTACTCAGATAAGGGCTTGTCTGTTATTTCAAGCGATAAGATGGAAGATATTGATGAGCAGCGGCCCTGCTTTAAAGTTGACATTACACCTCTTTTGTCACAAACAGTGACGGCAAATTATAGTGAACATCAGGTTTTAGTTCATATTTCCTATTTTCCTATGCTAAATACGAAAAAATATTCCATCCTTGAAAAATTAGAGAATATGTATGATGAGCTTGATCAGGTGTTTGCGATTAATTTTTTGATTGCTGCTGATGAAAATCAGCGGCGGACATCAATGTTGGTTGAAAATAAAGTATATGATGAGGATCTGGAAAATGCGCACATGACTTTTTCTTTTGATTTATCTTATTTTGCTTGGAATGAGAGCGATCCTGAGAATATTCATCCGGGAATCAATACGGATCCGGATTTTACCAGTGATAAAGATTTTGACATGATGCACTTTGTCCATCTATTAAATAAACGTCTATAAAGGAGTGATAAAATGGCAAAACAGCCAACAGTAGATATTCGATTCAAAGACCTTGGCAATACGACCATCGAAAAGGCAGACCAAGGTGTCGTTTATTTATTGATTTCAGACCCTAAAGTAACTGAAGTGACTGAAAAACCGTTTTTTTCAGTTGAAGATATTCCTGAAGACTATGCGGAAAAAACAAAGGAACAAATTAAGCTGGCGATGATTGGCAGCTATCTAGGACCTAATCGTGTATCGTGTATTTTTTATTCGCAAGGGCCTTTTACTGTTGAAGATAACGCAGCCTTACGCTTGCTCAGCACTTCAGATTGTGATTATTTCGCCATTCCTGGAATAACTTCTGAAGCAGCAACCGATGTTGCAGCTTGGGTAAAAGCGCATAACGATAGTCAGCCATTGCATAAAATGAAAGCAGTACTCCCGAATACAAAGGCTGATGATGATCATATTATTAATGTGACGCAACCATCAGCGGTTACTCAGAGTGGGAAAACTTTAGAAACGGCTGACCTGTGTGGTTTTGTTGCCGGTATGCGCGCCGGCTGTCCGATGCATTTTTCTCTTGATCATTTTCGGACAAGCGCACTCAATTCTGTTCCTGCCGTGGATATGAGAGAGGAGCAAGATGGAGATAAGCGCGTACAGGCAGGGGAGTTTTTCTTCAATATGGACCGCGGCCATGTGTCAGTGGTCGCAGATGTCAATTCGCTGACAGAGTTGGTCGGTAAAGATGAATCCTATCAACAAAATAAAGAAGTTGATATCATGGATGCCTTGTATAACGGGCTGAAACCGAGCATACTGGATAACTATGTTGGGAAGTTTACCAATAGCTACCAAAATAAGTTGATTTTAGTCGCAGCGATAGATGCTTATTTAAAAAGCTTTGAGGCAGCCGGGCTGGTTGAGCAGAACGACAGTGAATGTCGCATTGATATTGATGCTCAACGAC